TCAGCATCAGCATTCTTCGTATCGATGACATCATCGGCAAGAAATCAGATGACTAATGCGTCCGTTGATTGATGATAGTGTCTTGTGCATGGCGTAGTAACAGCAATGACATCTGCCCATGCCCTGACTTTTTCAGGCGTTTGCGTATGCTTTTGAGCGATGCTCGCTCGGCTATCGGTCCTAAGCCACCATGCTTACGGATGTAGCCGCAGTTCGGACATTCGTGAAGCACTACTGCTGGACCTGTGGTGTATTTGCCTGAAATAGAAAGAGGCAACGCCGTCGTCTTACAGACTTCACACGTCTGCATCAGACGGTCAATCAGTTCGCCCATCAATTCACCAACTATTTATGACGGCTTGTGTAGGTGGTGTACCCCAACTACTCGGCCACTCATTAAGATTGATAGTACCGTCAATAAAATATGTAGCATGTTCAGCGTAAACAAATTGAGTAAAACCTGCGTTGTGCATTCCTGTTGTCATCTCTTGTGGTGTCATCATAACATCTCCGTAACTTGAAAGTAAGTGAGAGTATTGAGGGATGAGCCTATGGTTCCATTTGTTGAAGTTTGGGCATAGTGAGCAACCTTATCACCCGCATCTAATTTGATTACTGCTGATAAATGCGTATCTTGACCATTGGCACTATGCCTACGAAGCCGAATAGCGAACCCCGAACCTGTATCAACATAAATAAGGGACATTGCCCATGACGGGGCTGCTGTAAAATAATAACTACACGCTACAAGATAATAGCCATCTCTCGGTGCAGTATATTCATTGTTGGTTGTACTAAAGTCAGAACCATCATTCCATAATGCCGTGTCGTGCGTTACTTTATTAGGACCAGCACTTACAGTTTGGTCACCTGAAAGATAAACAAAACACTTCGATGCCTTGACGGTTATTCCTGCTATTGCGGTGGTGTTAGCATTTGCCAATAGTGTGTTACCTGTAATAGCAGGAGCGTTAGCGGCTTGTGCCATAGCGTCTGTGTATTCTGTTGCACCGTCAGCGACGTTCAACATAGTTCTTACCGCCGTTGCATCTAATTCTTGAACAGCCGAACCTGCGCCGTTATCATTACCTAACAGTACGTTATTCGCCGCTACATTCTGTACCTTAGCATAAGTAACCGCATCAGCCGCAATAGTAGCCGCTACTGAACCTGAGCCGCTTGCTGTGACATCACCAGTTAGTGCTGTTATACCCGCCGCCGCTGTCGCAGCCCACTTGACACCTGATGCCTGTGTACTGTCTGCTGTTAGAACGTGGTTGTTAGTACCAACACCAAGAATGGTTGCATCACCTGCACCATCACCTACAACCAAGTCACCCTTTGTTGCCAAGTCGCTGTGCATGATTGCACCTGCGGCATCAACATTAGCCTCATCAGTAACATCTGCATTGTTCTATACACCTGTCGCTGTGCTATATCCCGCAGACGCATGATTACCCCACCCATGTGCAGTATCTGCTTTCGTACCCTGAGCCGCAGTAGCGTAGTCAGCAGGGTCAAATGACTTAACGTCAGCAAGGTTCGTCACCTCGCTATCCATTAGCGCACCTGCCGCCTCGACTGCCGCAGTAGTCACTGTCGCATCCGAACCGTCTGCGCCATCTGCCCCTGCGGGACCTGCGGGACCTGTGGGACCTGCGGGACCTGCGGGACCAGTAGCACCGTCAGCACCGTCAGCACCGTCAGCACCATCAGCACCGTCAGCACCGTCTGCCCCTGCGGGTCCTGTGGGACCTGCGGGACCAGTAGCGCCTGTTGGACCGACACCCGCACCCGAAAACCCAATCAAACTCCATGAACTGCCGTCGTAGCCGAATGTGGCTGACTGCCCCGTCACTACATCGTAGTTGAGGCCGAGTGGGTCGAAGTGCAGTGTATGGCTACCTGACGGATGGTACACACGAATTGTATGACTGTGTGGGAATGCATTCTGAGGTGTCAATGTAATGTTACCAGTTGTTGTGATGACCCATATGTTTGGACCATCAAAGGTAGTAATTTGGTCGGAATTAGTTGTGATGGTCTTGACCTCGTTGGGAGCGAGTCTCCAAGTGTTGCGAGCAGGCGAACCTCCTTGTTCACGGCGAGCACTGTAGTACAGCACTGCATGTCCATCGGGACTATGACCCTGCCATATTGCTCCGAGTGGTGAAGCGTTGAATGCACCTGATTGAGCGCCACCTATGGTTCCGTTCATTGTGTCGAGTGAACGATTTGCATGGTCGACTGAATTAGCAGCGGTGTAATCCCCCGTTGCTCCAGAGGTAATAGGAGTCAAATACATAGGACTGTTACTCAACAGACATCGCTTATCACTAACCGTAGGTGAGTTGAGCGAGGCAGTGACGTTTGCTGCTCCGCCCGTCATCGTGTAGCGTAAAACAGCAAGTACAGTTGTTTCATGATTTACCGTCGCTCCAGTTGGACCGGGTAAAGATAGAAATGTATCAGATGTGAGTGGAGTTCCTGTACTGGTCACAGCAGGTGTACCAAAGTGGTGCTTGACGTTTGCAACCCCAGTGTTGTTGTCAGCGACAACATAGATAGTTACGATAACATCTGAATTCGATACAGGTACGGATGGCAATGAACCAAGGTGCCAAGTCGTATCGCCTGCGGTATAGGTTTTATTGGAGTTGGGTCCGTTGGCAAATGAATACAGAATACCACCGAGTACAGCGTAACCCCCATACACAGTGACTGAGCCACCTGAGGAAACTGCAACATGTCCCGCCGTGTTCGTACCTGTGTTCTGTCGATTGCTGTCTGCATAAGCCCGGTCATCCAACCGGACAATACCGTTGCCGTGTAGACCTTCATACAGATTTGTTAGCGATGTACTTGATAAACCAGCCCCGTCTTTTAGTGATTCAGATGAAGCAGTTTGTCCTGTAGTATGTCCTGATAGTGGGTTGACCATTTTAGTTCACCTCGATGATTGTTGAGAATATAAGTTCGGTGTCAGATGACTTCGTGATTGCGTCGTAGGTATATCTGAATAATGCTCGGTCAGCCGAGCGAATACACACCTCTCGGAGAGGTAATGTAAACGAATCAACCGTAGTGAGTTTCGCTTCGACTGAAATCGTATTGTCATCGACGATACGTACAAGTGGAGTGACGGTAATAGCAGGTCGACCTGCCCCGCCGTCTTCACTGGTGGCAATACCTCCATCAAATCCAAAAACAACTTGAGTAATCTCCTCAGCCAACTTGTCGACTACGTATCTGTGACCTGATGTTAATAGTGGCATTCAACCATTCCCCTTTACTGTCCATTTTGATTCAGATGTACCCAATGTTAGCAATCCGTTTACTGATTCAACCACTGCACCATCACCTCTAATCAATCCTCTGTCGGGATGCCCAATTATCAAACCTTCGGGTCTTATTTGCCTTATTGCAATAGCCCATGTGGTCTTTACTGTAATCGATGCGCTGACAGAGTAGTTTTTCTCTGTAACTTGTTGATTTTCCTCTTGCCCACCGTCAAACATAGAAGAAATATCGCCTTCCTGTGCCCTTTGTATCAAGTCCTCCAAACTACCTTCGATTGAAGACACTTTTATGTCAGAGTGTCGATTTGTAAGGTTGTGACGTACCCTGAGAGCCATATTTTGGGTTTTTTCGTTGATGTCTTGGAATAAAACGACATCACCTGCCTCTACTTGCATAGAATTGATGGTTCCAGTCATCATTTTAGCACCCTTTGCTCGTTTGGCAGTAGCCAAGAACTTTCTACCTATGTTTTTCGACGAATTTCTGTTGTTTGCCGTTGGAGCGAAGATTCCACCTTGTACTTCACGCACTCCGTCCTTCTGAGACTCAATATCGTCGACTTGGACGACGTTGTCGTCATTTTTAGCACGTGATTTACCCCGTACAGTGACCCTGTTAGGGGCTGCGTCCATATTTTCCTCTGATATTCCGCCTGAAACCATGTCCTGATGAATGTAAACCGACTTATTTCCACGTAACTGGTGAATATAACTGGCAATACCGTATGAATCAGACTTTGT